CAACTCTCGAAGAAATAACTGAAAAATGGAATGAATATGTAGCGGCCCAACCCCTCAAGGAACTCCGCACCAAGCGGAACACCCTTCTCGAACAGACCGATAGGTATGCTACTCTCGATTATCCTCACTCAAATTTAGCGGTACAACAGACCTGGTTTGATTACCGCCAAGCCCTTCGCGACCTTCCCACGGCGACCGAAGATCCGGCGAACCCTGTTTGGCCCACTGTTCCAACTGCATAGGACTTACCCACACCTAATAACACGTAAATCATTTCTTACGTTATATTAGATGTCTATCAATAATTTGAACACGTACCTGAATATTAAAGACTCCCACCTTCGGGTGGTTTCAGGAAACGTATACGCACAGGCGATGAATATTGGTGGAATAAACGTAGAGACCGCCCACGGTCTCCAGAGTGTTTCCGATACGGGGAACGTTACATCTAATACCCTCCAATTCTCCAATGCAACGACGGGTTTCGTGACGACCGCGAACGCTCAGATCGGCCGGGATCTCATAGTGTCCGGAAATGCAACGGTTTCGACCGATTTAACGGTGAGCGCGAATGCTACGGTCGCGGATACACTGACAATTTCCGAACATTTAATAGCATCGAAAGAAGCGACCGTCACGGGTAATTTACACGTCACCACGATTCGATCGGACTCCAACGTGGTCGCCGAATACACGGGACCCCACGATCGACCCCCGCGGAAGTACCCGGAGGTGAAGTTCCCTCTATCCACAAGTTCCGAATCACCCGCTAATGGGGCTACTACATTTACTTATAAAAGCTACACAGTTACAGGAAACTCCGTATATAATGATGCAGCTTCCAAAATATCAAATGCGTTTGATGGAGAGGAACATGTGACTAGCTGGACAGGTCTCTCGGGTGATTACGACAGTAATGGAGATGTTGCCTCCGGTAAAACGGCAAACTATCTCCAAATTCAGTTACCTAATGCTATTAAATTAGAAAAGATGAAAATTATATCAGATGGTAACTATCAGTATGCTAATGGACCTAGAAATATCACGTTATATGGCAGTAACAACGGTTCGGATTGGGTTACGCTCAAAACAGAAACGGATTTACCATTAAATGGTGGAACAACTAACCCCGATCCACAAACAGCTTTCGTTCACGTGAATACAACCACGAAATACTTGTATTATAAACTGGAAATTTCCAAAATATGGATTTCTTCGGGTGGTGCCACATACGCGAGAATTGGTGAATGGGAACTATACGGCCACGAAGAAGGCAGTGGCTCCCTAGACACCACCCTAAAGACCGTGTACAACGTGCCGGCGACCACGGGGACCCAGTTGGAGGTCTACTATGATGCGAAGGGTGAAAGTACAGTGCAGAGTCCTATTCCAGACCTTTCCCCAAATACGAATACCGGAGCCGTATCGGGACATTCACCCACATTGGATTCGACGGATGGCATTGATTCCTTCAAGTTCAATGGGTCTTCACAATACGTAACTGGAGCACATGGGTTAACAACCGGATCCGATCCAGTTCATACGATTTCTTTATGGTTTAAAAGAACTGTGAAAGTAGGTCAATTTGAATATCTCGTCCAATTGGGTCAAGGAGGTACAAATTTTCAGCAGTCAGCTATTTTTATCCAAGATGACGAAATTGCATACGGACACTGGGGTAGTGGAGTCGGGTCTTACCCGATCGTCGATAATATATGGTACCACGTCGCTACGACGTTTACCGGCGGAAACGCATCCACTTTATCAAACCATAAAATATATGTCAACGGTGTAGAAATAGGAATAAACTCAAGGGGATCGGATGGTCCATTCGTTTTAACCGGAACGGCACTGACTTTAGGTAGAAAAGAACATGCGGGTGGTACACCTGGTGACTATTTCAACGGTTCCATCGCGAACTTCCGTCTCTACTCCAAGGTCCTCAACGCCGACCAAGTGAAGGAACTCTACGACTATCAGAAAGACTATTTCTTTGGAACCAAGTCCCAAGTGACCCTGTACAAGGGACACTTGGGCGTGGGGGTCACCGAACCCTCGGGCCAATTGGAACTCGCGGGAGATGAGCGGATTCAAGAGTATCCTCCTAGGGATTTATACCAATACGATACAAACATTGAAGGACACGGAGTATTTTGTGCGAGTGCGAGTATTGAATATACTGATGGTAATCATCCCGCATGGGAAGCGTTTAGTGATAGTGCAACCTCTGCAAGTTCAGAATCTGTTTGGACGACCAACGGTGCTCTATACGATACAACATCTGGTTTACATACAGGTTCCACGACAACTGCAGGGATAAAGGGTGAATGGATACAATTAAAAACTCCTTATAAAATCAAAATATCTAGTTTTAATTTGAATTCTTACGCAGTTAGTGTTAATAGTAATCGTCAACCTCGCGATTTTATATTACTCGGAAGCAATGACGGAAATGTCTGGGAACAAATGAAAAGTGTCGCAGGTCAAACAAAATCGGGATATACAGGAGTTGCACCCGTGTATAGCGGTCCCCTGGGTCCGCATCATACCGTAAATTCAACGAAATACTATAGTTATTTCAGAATAGTAGTCACCGCTAATCAAGGTGGTGATGCTTTACTTGGAATATCGAGAATCAGGTTCTTCGGCACCCCCGGCCCCACGACCCTCGATAAGGGTTCGCTGACTCTAGGAAGGTCTCTCGATGTTCCCCGAGTTTCGCGGTACGACGTGGATACGGAAACCCCGAGACCTGAGAAGTTGGTGGTGGATTTCGATACCACCGTTAATTCCTCACCCACAGATATCTCGGGGAAGGGGAATCATGGGGTGTATTACAACGGTGCCTCCTACTCTCCAGCGGATAAGGCGTTTGAATTTGATAATACACAGGGTGGTATACGGGCTCAGACAACCAATTTTGACACAAGTGGTAAACATAGTTTCGTGGCGTGGATGAAATTTGAGTCGTTCGGGCAATGGTACGGACTTTATGGTATAGGTACAAACGATGGAAGTGCGTCAAATTTCACTATCTATACAGGCACTGGTGGCTCCGGAGATGTCGGCAATACAGGATTTCGTCTTGAATCTAGAGGTGGTGGGCGACACCAAGACTTAGCATGGACCCCAGTATTGAATACATGGGTTCACGTGGCCGTAACATGGGATGGCACCGGTGGTTTAAACAATGTGAATATGTATATAGATTTGGTTAAATTAGAACGACAGCAATTAGGAAGTTATGAAAACAACCCAACTTCAAGTATTACACTTCCCAGTACTCAAGCAATTCGTGTAGGAGCTGATGCACGTCAGTTTAATGGTGCTGGTACCGGTTCTAATTTTGATGGCCAAATCTCCAACCCAAAACTATACGACGTCGCCCTCGAACCCTCGGAGGTCCGTAAACTCTACAACTTGGGCCGAACCGGGCGGTCCATGGTCATCAGCGACACGGCCGTCGGGATCGGGAAAGCCCCTGAAGCTCAGTTGGATGTGAGGGGGACTTTGGCTGTGAGGGGGCGAGTCGGTGTAGGTACATCTTCCCCCAACGCCGAACTTCATGTTGTCGGAGCGTCTGGTCAATTAACTTCGGCACAACATTACGGTTTTGCGTCTGGAGGTCCAGCGTCAAATTACGGTACCGGAATTCACAATACTGTAAGTATTTATGGAAACGATGATATAGTCGCCGGGGGGTATGTTTTGTCACATGCAGGAACTATGGCATCGAGTGATGAACGCATTAAGAAGGAAATTGTTGATGTTGAAGATGGTGAAGCACTCTCGACATTACGATTATTAAAACCAAAACAGTACAAATATCGAGATGACGTTAAGAGAGGCACTGAACCTGTTTGGGGTTTCATTGCACAGGAAGTAAGTGCTACTCTTCCATATGCTACTCAACTTCGTAGAGAAACTGTTCCAAATATCTATGAGTTGGCGAATGTATCTGATTCTAATGTTATTACCTTTACGAACTTTGATACTTCTACTTTAGAAAGCAATGTTTTCAACATAAATGTATTTGATACTGAGAATAATGAACATACGGTAAATCTTACAGAGATTATTAACGAACGTAGCATTCGTGTAAATACAGACCTTTCAAATTGGACTGCGAATGTTATGACTGGAAACCAAATATTCGTGTATGGACAGCAGGTCGATGATTTCACATTTCTCAAGAAAGATGCCATATGGACCGTGGCAACCGCAGCACTCCAAGAGGTAGACCGCCAACTCCAAAATGAAAAGATACGAAATGATACACTTGAAACACAGGTTTCAGATCTGACCCGCGAATTACGAGCAGAGAATAATCGACTCAAAAATAAGGTGATGATACTTGAAAATCGCCAAACCCACTTTAACACACTTCTCGTAAATTTAATCGGACGTGTCGAAACACTCGAGCGACCCGCTTAAAAAAATGAAGACCTTTATACGTAAGTATGAACGCCATCGACGTATGTGGTCTATTAGGATCTGTCGTCATAGTTATCATGTTTATACCCGAGATCAATCACGTGTATAAATATAAAGATGCGAAAGCTATTAACTATACCTTTTTACATTTAAACTTAACGGCGAGTATCCTATCTCTCATTTATTCGTTTTATTACGATATTATTCCGATGACGATCACGAACGTTGCGGCGACTCTTTTCTCGCTACTCATGTACTACTTCAAATGGATATTCGAGCTTAAAGAATTAAATCAAGTAAATGATATACCCGCTCCTATAGTGTAGTTGGTCAACACAGGGGACTTTGAATCCCCTACCCCAGGTTCGAGTCCTGGTGGGAGCTCACACCCTCTCTTAGCTCAGTCGGTAGAGCAGTGGACTGTAGTTCCAATGGTCACTAGTTCGATTCTAGTAGAGAGGACCGTTCCTCTGTAGCTCAGCTGGTAGAGCGACAGGCTGTTAACCTGTAGGTCGTCGGTTCAAACCCGGCCGGAGGAGACCCACACCTTTTACATACGAAACCCGGATGTAAAAGATGTTTGCTAATTATAGATGACTGATACGAATCACCACGTACTCACAGGAAAGGTGGATATTACCAGTAATTTACTGGTAGGCTCTTCCCACTTATTTGTCGATACCAATAACAACCGTGTAGGACTCATCACCACAAACCCTGACGCAGGTTTACACGTAAACAGTAACGCCTACGTAAACACGGATTTGCGTGTAGGATCACAAATCGAAATAAACGCAACAGCTGGACGTATAAAAGCAGGATCATTTGAAGGTGATGGCTCTTTATTAGAGAATGTACCGGCGGGTGCGGATGGAGCCGCGGCTACGATAGCCGTCGGAACGACGACACCCGGACCGGTGGGAACAACAACCGCATCCGTTACTAATTCTGGTACGAGTTCCGCTGCCGTTTTTGATTTTGTAATTCCGAGGGGTGACCAGGGAATTCAAGGAATTCAAGGAATTCAAGGAATTCAAGGGATACAAGGAATTCAAGGAGATGATGGAGCCGCGGCTACGATAGCCGTCGGAACGACGACACCCGGACCGGTGGGAACAACAACCGCATCCGTTACTAATTCTGGTTCGAGTTCCGCTGCCGTTTTTGATTTTGTAATTCCAAGAGGTGAACAGGGTGCTGCGGGTACTAATGGAACCAATGGAACCAACTATTTCACGTTAAGTGGATCAAATATTTATAGGACTACGGGGAATGTGGGCATCGGGACGACGAATCCCTCGCAACTTTTTCATGTACATAGATATCTACCCACCACCAGTCACCATGTAATGGCGAGAATAGGCGGAGACACTTCTTCGTATAATACTCTCGTGTTTGGGTCAAAAGAGGGGAGGCCTCATATTGGAGGTCATCGAGGAGATTTTGGTACGTGGGCTGACCTATCACTTCAAGACGATGCTATGATTATACAACAGGGAGGAAATGTCGGGATTGGTACGACGAGTCCGGGTCAACCACTTGATGTTCAATATAATTCAGATTCCGGAATACGATCTAAAGGTACGGGTTATAACCATGCGAGTGTGTATATAGATGCCGGAACTGGGTACGGGTATCTAAGATTTCAACATTCAGGAACTGATAAATTTTGGATTCAATCTACACCGGCGGGTGATTTAGCGTTTAGGCCTAGCGGTGGTGGACATGTCATGGACATTTTAAATAACGGCAACGTCGGTGTAGGTTATGGAGCTCCCGCCCAGAGATTTGCGGTCAACGGTGACGCATGGATTAACACACAGCTATATGTAATGGGACATGTGGGGGTTGGGACAACCACACCATACGCGAAACTTCACGTCCAAGGAGGAACTGGTTATGTGTCTGGTAGTTTACGACGATACTTCAATTATAGTAGCCCAAGTTATATGCATCAAAATGTAGACTATGCTACAACTGGAACTATGTCTATATATTGTGATAGCGCCATATGTACAAGCAGTTATTTCATAGCCGTAAGTGGTACGGTAAGTGCGAGTGATGAACGCATAAAGAAAGACATAGTTGATGTTGAAGATGATAAAGCTTTGAATATAATAAGACTACTCAAACCAAAAAAATATAGATATAAGGATGAGATTAACAGAGGCGTTGAGCCTGTTTGGGGTTTCATCGCCCAAGAAGTAAATGATATTCTCCCCGAAGCTATAAAAATAGGTGAAGAGTGTATCCCAAATATTTATGAGTTAGCGAACGTATCTACCTCTAATGTGATTACTTTTACAAACTTTGATACTTCTATCCTAGAAAGCAATGCTTCGGTATTGAAGGTGTTTGATGAGGATGATAATGAACATTTACTCACTATTGACCAGGTTATTGACGAGCATAGTATTCGTGTTAAAGAAGACCGCACAGAAAGTCAACTATTCATCTACGGGCAGAGAATAAATGATTTCCATCATATCCGAAAAGAAACAGTGTGGACGGTCGCCACGGCCGCCCTCCAAGAGGTGGACCGCCAACTCCAAACCACAAAAGAAGATCTCCAATCCGAAAAGAATAAAGTCGCGACGATGGAACTATTAGTCGCATCCCTCGTAAAGCGCGTCGGGGATCTCGAAAATCTAGTGATTTAAAGAAAAAGCGCTTTCATAAAGTACAAAATGTCTTGCATCGCCACTCTCAGGCCCGTCATTACCACCCCCATTCAATCCAGGAACAGGGTTAAGTCTCGCACTGTTCGCACCGTAGTGCGGGCGAGCAACGAGGGGTCTCGTTTCACAAAGATCGACCGCCCTAACGATTTTCTAGCGGTCGCAGAGCGCGTTAACGGTCGGGCAGCCATGATCGGATTCACTTCCGCGGTGGTCGATGAGATCATGACTGGTAACCCTATCAGCGCACAGTTCCACGATAACATCGGACTCTCCATCGCTGTCGCATCCTTGGTTTTCCTCGGCACCGCCGCTAACCCAGAGGATGAGGGATACGTCCAGGGACCTTGGAAGCCTGAGACCGAACTCGTCAACGGTCGACTCGCGATGATCGGAATTCTATCACTCCTTCTCACAGAATCTATTCATCCACAGGTCCCATTGTTTTGAGCTTAAAAATAAAAACTTAGTATAATATAAAATGTCAGGTGGAATTGCCCAACTCGTCGCCATTGGTGCCCAAGATGCCCATATCGTAGGCCAACCAGAGGTATCATTTTTTAGGTCTAATTACAAACGTCACACAAACTTCGCTCAGACTGTTGAGCGTCAGGTTATCCAGGGGAACCCATCTGTTGGTGGTATGTCCACCGTTCGTTTCGAGCGCAAGGGTGATCTCCTCGGATTTGTCTATCTCGCCCCCCGTAGCGGTACGACTGTTTACTCCCCCTCCGACTGGCTCGGTCAGGTTGCCAAGGTAGAATGGTTAGTGGGAGGTCAGGTTATCGACACCCAAGATGCGAACTTTTCTCAATTCGTCGCGCCCACTGTTATGTCACAGAACTTAACTAAGTCTATTTCCGGTTACGGTGAAGCCGCGGAATCTCGTTTCTACCCTTTACGTTTCAGCTTCTGTGAGAACTGGCAATCCGCCATTCCCTTGGTTGCATTACAGTATCACGATGTAGAGATTCGAGTTACGTGGGGTGGTTCTCTCGCCGGTGCTTGGGAATGCTACGCGCATTTCATCTACCTCGATACTGATGAACGCTCTTCCCTCGCCGCCGCACCCCAAAACATGCTCATCACTCAGACCCAAAAGTCTGTCGCTTCCAATTCTACTATCCAGGAACTCAACCTGAACCACCCAGTTAAGTATTTAGCCGCAGCCGACGGTGCGAATTTAGCGATCGCTGCCGACGATAATAAGATTAAGCTCCAGATTAACGGTACCGATGTTACCGACTTCAAGTACACTGATCCTCATTACACAGCTGTTTCTGAGTACTACCACACTTGCGCTTCTGCAGCTGCCGCGAGTGGAGCCAACAAGAAACGTTTCATCTACCCCTTTTGCTTTGAGACTGGAAAACTTCAGCCTACAGGCAGCTTAAATTTCAGCCGCGTTGACTCAGCCCGCCTTGTCAGTGAGACTGCTTCTCATACCGACGACATATATGCCGTTAACTACAACATTATGAGGATAGAATCAGGAATGGGAGGTTTAATGTACTCTAATTAAATCCCGTATAATAATAAATGTGGTTTTTTCTATTTCTCGCATTTTTCGTTTTTATGATCACCTACGATCCTAAATCCGGAACGCTTAATAAATACATTTCTAATTCTCCAGAAGAGAAGAAAGAAAATGCACCATGTAAACATGGTCACTTTAACGAAATACAATTCGCCCAACAAGGATACGAATGCCCCAGTAACGATAAAACAAATATGGGTGCAATAATATCTACTTAAAAATAACATTTGTAAATTTTACATAATGTTTGCATTTGACCGTGATACCGCAGTTCTCGTCGCCGTCGCCATTTGTGTTTTCGCCACCGTGTACATGTACAGTCAACACAAGAAAACGAATGAAAGTATCGAAGAATTCAGGGAGGCACTCGCTGATAAGCAGAAGCCCATGGTTTCTTTAGAGCGTCCCCGCCCCGCACCTTGGGCTTCGAAGATTCCCGTGGAAGTTAAGAAGGTTCCTACCCCCGTAGTAGAGGAGAAGACCGAAAAACCAACACCCGTCATTATCACTGAGTCAGAATCCTCGGAATAATCTTGTCAGGAGATTGTAGAGTGCGATGAGCAATGAAGAAACATAAGGCCATCGCTATACCCGTAATATACAACGGAGACGTACCAAGATTTTTAACAGTCAGAGATAAAAGATTTAAGGAGTGGATTTTCGTCACGGGTGGATGTAGACGTAGAGAAATCAATAATCCACTTCGAACCGCTTTAAGAGAATTAGAAGAAGAAACGAGGGGTGTGGTTTCTTTAAAAAGGGGAGAATATACGACATTTTCATTTACAGTTAAAGAAAGTCCCACGATTGACTTAGAATACACTGTATTTATCTTTTTCGTTAATTATTCCCGAAATGATCAAAGTGA